CTGGCCCGTCCGCGCCACGCCGTGCCTGCCCCGCCTTACCGGGCCCTGCCCCGACCCGCCGCGTCCAGCCATGCCGTGCCTGCCATGCCGAGCCGTGCCGCGACGGGACTTGCCGGGTCCTTCCAAGCCCTGCCCAGCCTGCCAAGCCACGCCGGGCCAAGCCTGCCATGCCACGTCTTGCCGTGCCCCGCCGAGACCCGCCTCGCCTGTCCCCGCCTCGCCTGCCCCGCCGCGCCGCGCCACTCCGCGCCCTGCCCTGCCAAGCCCGACCGGGCCTGACCGGGCCTGCCCTGCCAAGCCACGCCCCGCCGCGTCCAGCCATGACGAGCCAAGCCTGCCCTGCCCTGCCTAGCCCGTCCGCGCCGCGCCGAGCCGGGACGAGCCTGCCAAGCCAGGACCTTCCATGCCTTGCCTTGCCTGGCCAAGCCTGCCCAGCCTTGCCGTGCCAGTCCCTGGCAGGCCGTGCCGAGCCCGGCCGTGCCGAGCCTGCCATGTCACCGCTTGCGCGGTGTCTTCCCACCCTTGGGTGGTCCCTTTCTGGCGGCATCCGCCGCCGCCCAAACCCGATCAAGCTCCGTCAAAGCCTGATAGCGCTCTTGCATCCTTTCCAACTCACGCAGCGCATCTTGCAGCAGCACCGTGCGCAAATCAGGCGTGTTCATCACACTGTTGATGTGCCGATATCCACCACCACCAACTCGGTCGATGCTGAGCGACACGTATTGCCGCGTATGGTGGACCGGCTCGACAAACACCTGGATCAACTGCCGCACCTGCTGGATGCGGTATTGCTCGCCGGCAATTGCATCGTCCCACTCCAACTCGGCATGCAACGCCGAACTGGGATGCGCGCGCGCCCACTCCACCGCAGCCTTCGGCTGGATCAGACCGCCGCGCTCCAGCCGCAGCAGTTCGCTGGCAACATTCTCCCGGTTCATGTGCCCTGGATCTCCATTAGTTCGTCGGTCACCACCTCGAAACGACCAAAACCCAGGCCGTTGGAGTTGGGGGAGTTGGGCCGGCCCTCGCCGATGCCGACCTGCTTGCCGGCGCGGGCCATCAAATTGAGCAAATCGATTGCCGAGAACTGATCGACGTCCCATTCGATCGACACCTGGGCCGACCACTCGCGCCACATCGGGCGCCAGCGGATGTCGGCAACGCCGCTGTCATTTCGAACTGGTGCTTTGTAGGGCTGCGGCGTGCCGATGATCTTCACCAGTTGGCTGCCGTCCTCGGCGTCGGTGCCGTCGGCGATGACGAACACCGACAGTTTTGCGTGAGTCATTCGAAAGCCGACCAGTCGGCAGGCGTCGATGATGGCGTTGCGAAAGCTGGGTGCCGGGATGCCGCACCAGCCCTCGGTGGAGATGTGCATTGCATCGCGATACAGCTGCTCGAAATCCTTTGGCTGGCGCACCTTGCGACCGCGGGACTGCTGCCCGGCGCGCTGGGTGGCCTCCATGATGCGTTGCTGTTTGGCACTGAATGCATGTTGGACATAAGGGCTGATGCCCCGGATGTTGAACCGCGCCACGCCGAGGTTTGGTGGCGTGATCTTCAGCGCCGGCACTGCGGGTGCGGCGTCGTTCGCCGGGGCGTCCTGGGTGCTAGCCTGTTTGCGGACAGGTGCGATACGCTTCAATGCAGCCATGGTGTTTGCTCCAATCAGACACTGTGGTCAGGGACGCGGCAGCGGTCGCAAGCTGCTGTCGCGCTCCGCACCATAATATTTCTCACTGAACGGTGTCAACGTCCACATTTAGCTTGACACCGTCAAGGCAACGGGGCACAAGGAGGGGCGCACACAAGGAGACAAGAGATGACTATCGACGATCCCGATACCTACGAGCCGACCCGCGACGAACTGCTGATGCTGAATGCGGCATTGCGGTTGCGGCTGGACCTGACGGTTTCCGCCCTGCGTGGCACTCTCTATGCGCTGAGAGACGTAAGCTACGACCTGCCGAAGGACGCGGACCCCGAGATCACCGGATATCTACGCAGCGCCTATGAGGTCGGCAGCGGCGCCCTGGACGTGGCGACAGGCCAGAGCAGCGACATCCCGCGCAAGCTGGCTCTACTGATGTCGACGGAACATCGTGCCTGGGCCAAGCGCCTGCTGGTGACCGTGTAGCCCACACACGCTGGACATAGGTGCGGCCCCGGACGTGTCGAGCGCACCGGGGCCGCGAAGCATACACACAAGAGACTGGTGTTATATGAGCGAAGGGCCGGTGGCTGGCAATCCCACCGGCCCGTTTGCCATTTCCAGGCGCCTGCCAAGCCGTCCCTGGAGTGTGTGACCCGTCGCCTACCAAACGAAGGTTCAACCGTGACCACGACCGAAGGACCAACCCCAATCGAAAGGTCAACCAATGTCCGATACCCCCGAAACATCCACAGAAGCAAGCTTCGTCCCATCGGCTGACGATGCGTTGACCATGGCCACCAACCTCGCCCGCAACTGTGGGTGGGCGGTGTTCCCGTGCTCCGTAACCAAGGCGCCCGCCATCCCCGGACCGGGCGGCTACAAGCATGCCACCAAAGACCCGGACGAGATCAAGGCCTTGTGGCGCCGTCACCCGGCCCCGCTGATCGGCGTCGCCACCGGCAGCGTGTCTGGCATCTGGGTGCTCGACATCGACGTGAAGCACCCAGAGGCGGTTGACTGGTGGATGGCGCACAATCGCCTGCTGCTGCCGACCCTGGCGTACAGGACGCGATCGGGCGGGGTGCATTGCTACTACCGCGACGCCGCCGGCCTGACCAACAGCACCAGCCGCCCGGTGCGTGGCATCGATGTGCGCGGCGAGGGCGGCTACGTCATCCACTGGTTCGCCGCCGGGCTGGAGTGTCTCGACCATTCGCCACCGGCACCGTGGCCAGCATGGCTGCGCCGCCGCGTGGAGCCTCCTGTGGCGCCTCCAGCGGCTGAGCGGGATGCATGGAGCGGCGACCCTGACGCCGGCCTGCGCGGGCTTCTGGACAAGCTGGCGGGGGCCGCAGAGGGTGGGCGCAATGACATGCTGTTCTGGGCCGCCTGCCGATTGTTCAGCAGAGGCCTGAAAGCCCGCGAGGTCGAGGCCTTGCTGGTGCCTATTGCCGTCAGCACGGGGCTCGCCGACCCCGAAGCCAGGAGAACCATCGCCAGCGCCGCCAACAGGGGGACCAAATGACATGAGCGCAAACGGCCCAGGCGCCGACTGGGTAGGCCCAGGCACGGGCAGCAGGACCAATGGCGCCACCGCGCCCCCTGTGAGCGGCGACCTATGGCGCTGGATCGATCCTGCCCTCCTGCCGCCCCGCCCGTGGCTCCTAGGGACGGTGCTGATGCGCGGGCAGACTACCCTGCTCGGCTCGCCCGGAGGCACCGGGAAGACCGCCTGGGCGATCGCAGCGGCCCTGGCAGTGATCACCGGACGGAAGGATATCCTTGGCCTGCACAGCTTCGTCCAGGGCAACGTCTGGTTCGTCACCCTGGAAGACGACCGCACCGAGATCCAGAGGCGCATCGCCGCCGCCATGATGCAGCACGGCGTACTGCCCGGTGACATCACCGGCAGGCTCTACCTCACCGATGGCGTGCTCAAGCTGGTGGACTACGAGCCGCGCACGCGCGCCGCTCAACCCACCCCTAGCGTCGAAGATTGCAAGGATTTTATCCGCGATAACAACATATTACTCACCATCATTGATCCTCTGGTGAAGGCGCACAGCGTCGACGGCAGCAGCAATGACGCGATGGACGTACTGATGTCGGCGTCCAACGAGATCGGGCGCGACACCCAGTGTTCGATGTTGGTGCCGTGCCACTTCCGCAAGGGCGGCGACCTCGACACCGATGGGCGCGATCTGTTCCGCGGCGCCTCCTCGTTGGTCGACGGCTCCCGCATCGCCCGCGGCATGCAGCAGATGACCGACGCTGAGGCCAAGGGCTTTGGCATGGACGAGGACAGGCGCACGGCCTTCGCTCGCATGGTCGATATCAAGTCGAACATGGCGCCCAAGGCGCAGGCCACCGACTGGTACGAACTGGTGCCGGTCGCCCTGGGCAATACCGCAGTCGATCCAGCCTATCCGGCTGGCGATTCGGTGCAGGCGATCAAACGCTGGGACCCGCCTGAACTGTTCGGCGGCATGGACCATCCTACCATGGCCGCGATCTTTGCCGACCTGGACGATCAGACGCAGGTCTGGTCGGCGGGCCGAGGCCGGCAGCGACAGTGGGCCGGGGACAGCATCGTCCGCCACGCGGGCAAGAGCATCGATCAGGCCGGCAGCATCCTCAGCCAGTGGACCAAGGCCGGCGTGGTCTACGTGGTCACCCATAGGGTCGGCGGGCACGACCGCCAAAGGTTGGTCCTGGACCGCGCCAGAGCCGACGCAGTCCTGCGCGATCTGCCCTCGTCATACTCGGCACCCTAGTATGACGAGGTATGACGAGCATGACGGATTTCGGGACGTCGTCATACTCGTCATACTCTCCCCCTACTACGTAGGGGGGAGAGAGTATGACGCGTGCCGAAAGCCACGTCCCTCAGCGAGTATGACGTAAAGTATGCCGTGCCCGAAAAAGCCTTCCCATCCCGGAACCCATGCCAGTAAAAACAAAACGGGCCGCACAGTGCTTCCGACGCACCGTGCAGCCCTGAGCACAAACCCGCTGAGAGGAGCGAGCCATGCCTAAGCGCACAACTACCACGACCGCCCGCTATGCTGAGCATCCCTTGGTGGGGATGCGTGTCGAGGTGCTCGACGAAGAGGGCGAGGTGATAATCGGCAGATGCACGATCACGGCTATCATCCCGACTGCCGATCAGAGCGTCGGGAATCTGGCCTTGATGCACATGCACGACCCACAGGGGTCAGTCATGCTTGTGCCGCTCAGCAGGTTCGTCGAAATAGACCCTGAGCCAGACCGCCATTGGCGGATTTTCTCCCCCGAAGGAAGCAACCTGCCAGACCCCGAGGCCGAGGTGGCCGACCTGCACCAAATCGTGCGCCAGCTGAACGAGCGACTAGCCAAGCTGGAGCGGGGCTAATAATGTTGCGTGCTGATGGGCGATCTAGTCCCGACTGCTAGCAAATCTGTCGAGCATCTGTGGAAGCCTGGGCAATCCGGCAACCCAAAGGGCCGACCTCGCACGCCGCACGATCTGCCGGCAATGTGCCGCGAGCACACGCCAGAGGCCGTGGCAAAGCTGGTGGAGATCATGCGCTCTGACGACCATGGCAAGGCGCTGAACGCCATCCAGCAGTTGCTCGATCGTGGTTGGGGTAGACCTGTGACCCCGATCGTGGACGAGACCGAGGGGACCAGCTTGACGTTGTTGCATTTGATTGCGGCGCGGCGTGTTGCCGAAACGTTGCAAGCCGTGGCGGAGGGGAAAACCGAGAACGAATCGGGCGACTCCTCCAAGCCTGTGGTTGATTATAGTGTTCCTGCCCTGGAATAGTCGGTAGAACAAACTCGGCGTGGCATGGCGGGGTCGGTCCCGGACAGGCCCGGCCTGGCTCGTCAAGGCAGGGCCGGCATGACATGGCATAGGGGCGGCAACCTGCCGCCGCCCCAGCCGCGCTCACGCCGCCTGCTGCTTCCTCACGCTGTCCAGCCGGCCCAGCGCCTCGGCGAGCAGGCACCGGGCGTCGAGCACCTGACCGTAGCCCACCGCGCTGATCTCGCCGAAGCGGATCAGCCGCAACTGCGCCATTGCCTGCTCCAGCTTGGCGGCGATCGCCTGGAGATCGCTCATCACGCGACCTCCTGCTTGGTGAGGGCTTGTGAGAAGCCGGCCTTGATGCGTGCGACCGGCACGCCGCCGCGCATCAGAACCGCGATCTCGCCGGGCAGAGCGTATTTCATGCGCCGCTTGGCCGCTGCGATAGCCTTGTCGTCGGATGTGTAGAACTTTGTTTCGTCCAGCGTCTGGCCGTTCGTGAAGCGCCAGATAACCCGGTAAGCGTCCATCACGCGACCTCCCAGACGACCATAACGCCATCGATGTCGGGGCCGAGGTAGGCAGACCGCAGCCATTGGATCAGCGTCTCAGCGTCGCCTTTGGCCTCGACCTCCAGTTCAGTCAGATCGCTGCTGAAGAAGTCTGCGAAGGTGAGGCCGGCGACGGCCTCGGTGCCGGTGATGTCCTCGCCGTTCTTGGCGATGAAGCGCATGCTGATCATCACGCGACCTCCGCTTCATCGTCATACGCCTCGATATCGAACAGGTCCTCGCTGCTGTAGGGCTCGATCTCGGCATCGCAGCAGGGGCAGAAGCTGCTGGACACCACCAGCATCTCATCTGCGAACTCGGTGTCGCAGGCGTCGCAGAGGTAATGGTTGCGGAATACGCGTTGGGGCTTGAGCATCGGGGTCTCCTGTGTTTCGCTCGACGACAGGAGATTTAGTGGGTCGCCTTACCAAGATCAAGTGAGAAATGTGGGGTGATGGAGAGAAAAGATAGCTTGACAGTGGTAAGGCAGGATCGTATGTATCGGGCGTCGAGCAACACAAGGACACACGCCATGTATGACTTCAGCATCCCGAACGCAGCCCCCGGCCAGTGCAGCAAGTGCAGCGGATCAGGTGAATACCGCTGGGGCGCGCTGGTTAACGGCAAGCACTCCAAGAGCGGCCCTTGCCACTCCTGCCGCGGCACTGGCCAGCAGACGGTGCAGCAGATCGCCAGGAACAACGCATACAACCGATACAAGATTGCGATGATCTGCGAGGCGGGGGCTTAGGCCCCCAAACCGCTTAACCCCACACACAAGGACACCGACCATGGACATCCAGGCACACGAGGACGCCACGGGCTACGCACCAGCCAGCGAGCGCTGGTATGCGATCGATGCAGACTCTTATGACGGCGCCCCTGACGGCAACAACCGCGCCGGCACCGGCTCATTCGCCAAGGCGGCGGTGATGGACCTCATCGAGCGTATGCTGGACGATGGGGGCATCGGCCACGACGAGTGCCGCGAGCTCTACCGCATCTACGCGATCGACCCGAGGGAAGTGGGATACGATGGATGAGAGCGACCGCACTGACCTGCCCTCAACCTCGACGGCCATCCTAGTCGTGGTCGTCGGCGTCGCCATCATCCTGGCGCTGCTGTTCCTGTTCCAGGTCCTGGTGGTGCGATGATGGCAATGGCAGCCAGGCTGCTGCTGCTCCTGGCCCTCTACCTGGGCGCGCTCTGGTTTGGCGGCTACGTGTTCTGGCTGGCAGGCGCCATCCGCTAGGTGATGCACCACCCCCAGGCAGGATGCCATGAGCTCCGGTTATGCTTGGTGAACTCATCGTCGATCCACGCATAGCTCGACGCAGCCTCCGCCACGCCACAGCGCACCGCCACAGCCAGCGCCGCACGGGCATACTGCGCGTATCCCACGCTGCCCGACGTTTCGTTGTAGAGCTCAGCCATGCCGGTCGGATCGTCCGGGGCAAACGGCACTTCGTCCGGGTGCATCGCGACCGTCCGCATCGCACACTCCAGCCACGACAGATACGTTGGCCCGACCAATGCCTGACCAGCTGCGTGCGCCACCGGAGCGGTGCGCTGGACCTGCCACAGCGCCCCATCGCCCTTGTCCACGACCGTCATCACCTCGTTCTGGCACTTGACCGAGAACGGTTCCACGGGCCATGGCCCGCCGGCATAGTGATCGACCGGTATGAACGTGTCGGTCGCGGTGATCGCAGCCGTCAGGTTGCATGTATATACAAGGCCGGTGTTGTATGGCACTGGCGTGGCGCGTGGCCAGGCTTCGCCGTTGGTTCTCTGGACCTCGGAATCGATCTTCCAGACCAGCGGTTCGCTCCACTCGTCGAAGCCCAGCTGGACGCACAGCCCATACACCAAGCTTTCCATGGCACACTGCCAGAACACGGCATACGTGCCGGATGGATGCGCCGGGGTGCCCTGCGATCCACCGAACTGCCTGGCACGGAATACCGACAGGATCGGGTCCTCGTTGGCCATGTCCTTCAGCATCTCGGAGCGCACGCCCTCCATGTGCGCGTGGAACACCGATTGAGCCAGCAGCCAGCGCGGCGGATCGGTCGGCGAGGCAACAGCCGCATACAGCTTGTTCCTGAGCGGCCATGCGCCATACCGCCCGGCCCAGGTGTAGCGACCGGACGCCGGCTCGCCGATGATCTCGATGTTCGCCTGGAACTGGAGCGCCTCCAGGTAATACACGTCGCCGGTCAGCAGCCACGGCAAGTATGAGCACGCAGGCGAGTGCCCGCTGTCGTAGGTGACGATGCCCTTGGTCATCGGCACGATCGGATCGCCGCCGTTCGGGTAGCTGGTGATCTTCGGGTAGTCGTTGACCAGATCGAGCGGCGCACCCGTGACGGGGTCACGCAGATGCATCGAGATGGTGCCCGACGCCTCGCCCTGAGCAATGACCGTCTCGGTGTTGTTCCCTTTGCACAACCACTGTGCGGACCAGCCGGTCAGGATGCCGATGTCGGGGCGATCGCCGGTCCACCCCATGCCGGTGACCATGCCGCTGAACCCCATCACGGTGTAGGCCTGCGGCGCCAGATCGGCGATGAACTGACCGAGCACCGTGCCGTCGTAGTGCGGGACCTTACCCTCGGCGATCAGTGTTTCACGTGAAACACGCACCGGCCTGGGCGCCGACTGCCAGCGCCAGCGGGCATACCAGGGGTGAGACGGGACCGAGATCGTCGCCACCAGTTCGTCGCCATCCCAGATCTCGGCTTCGTAGGCGCCAAGGTTGGCGGGCGTCAGCGAGGCGACCAACGGCACACCCAACTCGACGACCACTTCCTGCCGCGAGCCATTCGCGTCGGGGCGGAACCACACCGTGAGACCCGGCAGGGCGTCGTCCTGCCTGGGCGCACGGTAGCAGCGCTGCACAAACGCGCTTTCCGGGTCGACGTAATCCCCCAGGTTCTCGGCCCCGGCCTGCTCGTAGACGGTCTCGCCGGATGCGGCGCGGATGACAACCGCCAGCCCCTCACCCGGCTCAGGCTCAGGCTCAGGCTCCGGTTCGATCGGGGGCTCAGGCTCCGGCAGGGTATTGTCTATGATGCCGCCCGGCGGCTCTGGCGTGGGTGTCGTTACCGCGTTCTCCAGAGCCAGCACGCGCGCGTCCAGATCGGCGATTGCCGCATCAGTGGCACCGGCATGCTCCTCCAGAGCAGCGACACGCTGTTCCAGCTGCGGATCGTCCGAGGGCTTGGGCATTGGCGTTCCAGTTGGCGGGAATCCGCCGGTAGTGGCATGTTACCCACAGGGGGAGCCACCCGCTATGTCGATGATGTCGATGCCGCACACGCACGAGGTGCGTTACCGCGAGCTCAGCTACGCGCAGAAGCGGGCGATCCGCGAGCAGCTGGAGGCTTCGTTCGACTGGGACGACGGGAAGTACGCCGAGGGCGCGTCTGACCACAGCATCGCCGCCGAGGTGGGCATCCCGTGGTCGCTGATCCGCTACGTGCGTGAACGCGACTATGGCCACCTCGCCCCATGACGCTGCACCTGCAACATGATATACTGGCGCCAGATACGAGCGATTCTACTTCGGGCGCTGCGTCTCCTCCCAACGACGCACCGCCCGATTTTTCCGCCTTCGACTTCGCGCTGCAGCGCTACAACCGCGCCCCCATCGCCTTTGTGAGGGAAGTGCTCCTGCAGGAGCCGGATGCGTGGCAGATCGAGGCCCTGCGTGGCTTCGCCAGGGGCTTCACCCGGCACAGCATCAAAAGTGGTCACGGTGTCGGAAAGAGCTGCTTGGCTGCGTGGGTTGTTTTGTGGTTTTGTTGCACCCGTGCACCCTTTAAGTGTGCGCTGACCGCACCATCCGCGCCCCAGCTGTTCGATGTCCTATGGCCCGAGCTCCTCAAGTGGATGAGCCGTATGCCCGAGCAGTGGCAGGCGCTGTGGGATGTGACCGCCGACCACATTACCCTCAAGAGTGACCGCGAGTGCTTCGTTACGGCGAGGACATCCCGCCCCGAGACCCCCGAGGCGATGGCCGGCTTGCACAGTGCCAACATACTCTTGGTCGCGGACGAAGCATCGGGCATCGACGAGAAGGTCTACGAGGCTGCCAGCGGCTCAATGAGTAGTTCCGGAGCGATCACGCTGCTGATCGGTAACCCAACGCGCGACTCGGGGTTCTTCTGGCGCACTCACACGCTGGAGCGCGATCGCTGGCGCTGCATGACGGTGAGCTCTGCCGAGAGCACACGTGTCGATCCGGCCTACGTGGCTGAGATGAGCCAAAGATACGGCCCCGAGAGCAACGCGTTCAGGGTCCGCGTGCTGGGTCAGTTCCCCGCCGGTAGCGATGATACATTCATCCCCGGCGAGCTTGTAGATGCTGCAATGAACCGGGACACAGTGCTCGATACCGGTGCGCCGATTCTTTGGGGGTTAGACTGCGCGCGCTTCGGCGCCGACGCATCGGTGTTGATCAAGCGCCAGGGTGCGTGCGTCACCGAGCCACCGCGCCGTTGGCGCAACATCGATTTGATGGTGCTGGCCGGGGCGGTAAAGCATGAGTTCGATTTGGCGCAGGCCTCGCGCCCATCACTGATCGCGATTGACTCCATCGGCATTGGCGCGGGTGTGGTGGATCGGCTGCAAGAGCAGGGTCTGCCGGTGCTGGGCGTCAACGTCGCTGAGTCACCAGCTAACGCAAATAATTATATGCGCTTGCGTGATGAACTTTGGGCCAGGATGCGCGAGTGGCTGGCGACCCGCACCGTGCGTCTGCCCAGAGACGATCAGATGCGGGACGACTTGGTGAGCGCCAGATATACGTTCTCATCCACGGGCAAGCTGCAAATTGAATCGAAGGAGAGTATGAGGCGCAGAGGCCTGCCCAGCTGCGACAGTGCCGACGCGCTGATGTTAACCTTGGCGCAACAGGGACTCATGGTCACATCGGCGAACCAGAGTTGGTTATATGATAGCGCTCCCGTAATGGGCAGCATACCAGGAATGGAATGATGCAGAGCACCGTAGAGCAGCGCTTCTGGAAATACGTTTCGCCCGAGCCAAACAGCGGGTGTTGGTTGTGGGATGGTGCCGCAACCCGGCAGGGCTACGGCATGCTGAACATGAACGGGCCGAGACGACTTGCTTCCCACATCTCGTTAGAGATGGATGGTAGGCCAAGGCCACACGATCGCTCATTTGCTTGCCATCACTGCGATATGCCCAACTGCGTGAACCCCGATCACCTCTACTGGGGCGACTACCGGACTAATGCCGCCGACTCGATAAGGCGAGGCAGGTTTGTCCTGCCCGTATGGCGGCGCGGCGAGGAGAATAACAAGGCCAAACTGACCGCCGACCAAGTGCTGGAGATTCGGCGATCCACCACCGAGACGACGTACGAGATAGCCGACAGGTTCGGCATTTCGCAGGCGGCGGCCTGGTACATCCGCACACGCAAGACGTGGGGGCACATCTGATGCAGCTGATCCACATCGAGCGGATAACCGCTACCAGCGATGACCAGCGCCTGGGCTTCCTGCTGACGGCGCGGGCCAAGGCAGCCGAGCAGGTGGTCGCCGCCAACGTGCGCGCTCAGGCGAGCAAGACCGACTTGGTCGAGCACGTGACCCGCCGCCTCCAGGCCGGCGAGGACCGGCTCAGGCTGCGCCACAGGCTGCTGGAGAGCGGCATGCCGACCAGCATCGCCGACGCCATCATGCGCGCCGCCACGGACGCCGTTCGCCCCGACCGACCTGCCGGGGTGACCGGAGGCATAAGCCAGCAGACGGACTTCCCCGAGTTCCAGAGGTAACCCATGCCCAGCAAATCCAAGTCGCAAGCACGCCTGATGCAGGCAGCGGCGCACACCAAGGGCGGCTACGCCGGGGTGCCGCAGAAGGTCGGCAAAGACTTCGCCAAGGCTGACCAGCAGAAGGGCACCAAGCGGCTGCCGGCACGCAAGAAGTGAGCCCGCTCGCCATCATCCTGATCGTGGTGTTGCTGATGGTGATGTTCGGCGGCTGGTGGGGCTACCGCGGCGGTCACTACTACGCCGACAGCCCCTACTACGGGCCGGGCATCGGCATCGTCGGGCTGGTCATCCTGGTGCTGCTGGTTCTCTTACTGATGGGACGCATCGGATGAGCGGCATTTTACCTCCCGGACTCGTGCCACCGCCCGGCCTGCGCCAGGGCGTTAACCCGATGGCGCCGCAGGTGGGTCAGCAGGGCATGACCCCGCCGCAGCAGGGCCTGCTGGCGCCCAACACGCAGAGCTACGGCGCCCCCCCGCTGCCACCGATCGAGGGGCTGGTGCGCCCGATGGGCCAGAGACCCACGGACCATCAGGTGATTGCGACGTTGTTGCCCAGGCGCAAAGACGAGGACATCCCGGACGACCCGACCGACGACCTGCCGCCGGAAATCCGGCCTTATGCGCTGGGCCTGCGTCCTAGCGTGCAGCCATCCTCGACCCCGTGGGTGCAGGAGGTCGTTTACGCTCGACTCGGCAAAGAGGACAGCGAGATTGCCGAGATCAACAGGTATTATTTTGGTATCGCGCGAAACTATGACGAGGAACTGAGCAACCAGAGGGTTACGGCGTCGGAATATTACAACGGTAAGGGCTTCGGCGACGAACCGGCGTTAAAGGGTCGTTCTCAGTTGGTGATGACTGTTGTTAGGGATACGATTCGTTCGACACTCCCAAGCCTGCTGCGCGTGTTCACCGGCGTCGAGGACCCGGTGCATTTCGAGCCGATCAGCAGCGAGATATCCGGCAACGACAAGCTGGCGACGATGCTAAGCCGCCAAGCTACCGACTACGCCCGCTGGGCGCTGTTCGTGGCCAACCCCGGCTGGTCGATCCTGCACGATGCGCTGCTCGATGCGCTCACCCGCAAAGCCGGCTGGGTGCGTTGGTCGTGGGGCAAGAAGCAGCAGATCCGCACCGAGGTGGCCGAGGGCCTCATCCTGCCGCAACTGCAAATGCTGCTCGCCGAGCCGGGCATCGAGGCGCAACGCATCGTACGCCGACCGATGACCAGGGTCGAGCAGGAGGCGATGGCCAAGACGCCCGAAGGCCAGATGTATCTGGGCCAAGGCGGGCCAGCGGAATACTGGAGCGCCACCATCACACGCAGCGTGCAGCAGGCGTGGCCCATCGTTGAATCGGTGCCGTCCGAATGCGTGTGGGTGGTGTCCGACGCCTCGACGGTGAAGGAAGCGCGCGGTGTTTTTCACGTCAGGGACGTATCCGCCTCGGACCTGATCGAGATGGGGTTGGATGAGCACGCGGTGCTGCGTGCTGGTGGTTCAGCGCCCACGACGCAGTGGCGGCGCGAGGCGATCGCCCGTGACAGTGCATCAGGGCACCACATGCACGGCGGGCCACCCAACGACCGCAGCATGGGCATGATCCGCTATATCGAAGGCTGGATCAGGTGCGACGCCGACAACGACCACAAGGCGGAGCTGCTGCACACCCACAGCCTCGGCGACGACTGCCGTCTGGTGCAGTGGGAGCGCACCGACGAGATCCCCTTGTCGTGCTTCACGCCTTACCGCGAGCCGGGGCGGATCATCGGGTCGTCTGTGTCCGACATGGTGATGGACCTGCAACGCCTGCAGTCCAGGGTGATGCGCGCGACGCTCGATAGCCTCGGGCAGGCGATGTACCCGCGGACCGTGATCACCCTCGGTCAGGTGAACATGTCCGACGTGCGCCAGACCGCGATCGGCAGCATTATCCGCGTTGCACAGCAGGGCGCCGTGCAGGAGCTCGTGAAGCCGTTCGCCGGGGCAGCGGCGCTGCCGATCATGCAGTTGCTCGAGGGCGTGCGTGAATCACGTACTGGCATCACCCGCGCCTCCCAGGGCCTCACCGTCGACGAACTCCAGAGCACCGCGCCGATCGCCGTGTCGCAGCAGACATCCGCCGCGCAGGACCGGCTCGACATGATGGCGCGCACCTTGGCCGAAACCGGCTTGGCGCCGCTCTATTCGGGACTCCTGCGCATGCTCGCCAAGCAGCAGGACCGGCCCAACGTCATCCGCATCCGGGGCGAGTGGATATCGATCGATCCCAGAGCGCTGGGCACGATGTGGGAAGCCGCGGTCGAGGTCGGCGGCAAGGGTATGCCGATGGAGCGCCTCGCCATGCTCGCCCAGATTGCCGGCAAGCAGGAGCAGATCATCACCAACTACGGCCTGCACAACCCGCTCGTGGGAGTGCCGGAATACCGCAATACCTTGGCCAGGATGTTGGAGACCGCGAACATCGCCGACGTCAGCAACTATTTTAAGGAATTACCGGACGGCTGGCAGCCGCCGCCGCCCAACCAGGGGCCAACTCCGGAGCAGGTGCTGGCCATGGTGCAGCAGCAGAAGACCGCCGCAGATCTGGAGACGGATCGTGCCAAGGCGCAGACCGATCGCAGTAAGGCGCTGTCGGACGACGATCGCGAGCGCGACAAGGCGGCGCTGGACGCATGGGTTGAGCTTTGGAAGATCGGCGCGCAGTTCGGCACGCCTGTTCCGAGCCTCGACGAGCTACGCGCGGCGATGCAGCCAGACCAGCCCAACCTTGGCCTCATCGGCGACCTGCCGCCGCCTACGTCCCCGCAGCAGCCGGCAACCGGTGTGCAGGGGCCGCAGCAGCCCAAGCCGGGGCCAGCCTCGCCGATGATGGGGATGGCGCCGGGACAGGGCGGTGGCCTGGGGGCCCAGCGTCCGCAGGCGCCGGTGGCGCCGCCGGTAGGCTCCACCCCGCCCGACACCGCTCATATGGTTCGCCAGGCGCTCGCTACCGGTAACTTACCGACGACGTATGGCCAGATCGCCGATCGGGCGGTGGCCGGCAACATCGCTGGCATGGGTGGGCCATCGGTCAGGCCGGGCGCATGAGCGAGCAGACCGGAACGAAAGGACCAAACCTCGCCCCTAGGTTTGGCCACCTCCCCCCGAGGTTTGGAAATCTGCCATCCGCCAGATTCCGCCAAATTCCGCCAAATTCCGCCAGAGCTCCGGGAATATCGTCGGAAATCGCGCCAAATCGCTTCAAATCGCTCGAAATCGCTCGCCATGGGTGACCGCACCAAGCGCCCGATGAGCGAGACGGAGCGGGATTTGATCATAACCCTCCGAATCCAGGGCAAAACCTATCCAGAGCTCGCGGAACTGACCAAAAGACCCCTCGGAACCATCTCCAGCGTGATTTCCAAGGCCATTTTGACCCGAAAAGACCTCAGAACGCGCGAGATGGACCCGACTGTGAAGCGGAAAACACCATGAACTGGACTTTGGACCTCAATGCCGAGCCAAAAAGCATCATGGAGGCCCGTCAGGAGGCTTCCATGGCCCAAAGAGTGCTGAATGACGCGGTTTTCGTCGATTTCCTCGACCAAATGCAGCATGCAGCGTCAAATACCGCGCTTTTCGATGATAAATTGGAGGTTCGGGACGCCGCACGGGTGAAGGTGCTCACCATTGCCGAGCTCAAGGCGCGGCTTCAGGAGGCGGCACGCCGCCCGATGCAGGACGCCGAGGACCAGGAGCAGGCGACCGTGCATGAATGAGATGGAATGAGATGGAATGAGATGGAACGAGACTCGTTGCTGTTCCATTTGCATTCCTTTTAGGGGGACCAAATGAGCGAAACCACCGGCCCGGCCTCGCCAGCCGCGCCTGCCGCCGACACCAGCAGCAGCGACTTCGCGCCCGCACCCGACACCCGCCCCGAGCTCAGCGTCAGCGATGCCGCGCGGATGCTGCGGAACCACCGCCGCGCCCAGCCAGCACCGCCGCCTGGGGATAACTCCGGGGGTTACGGGCACAACTCAGGAGAAGCGCCACCGCCAGAACCCGCCAGACCCCGCCAAACCCCGCCAGAATCCGCCCAACCGGGCGGCATGTCGGCGCTGGAGCGGGCGTTGGGGTTGGACTCTGGTGACGCACCTGACGCGGGCGACAGTGTTTCACGTGAAACACCCGGCAGTACGCCTGCCCAAACCCCGGCAGAAATCGAACTGGAGGGCCGGCGTTACACACAGGCCGAGTTGGCTGCCGCAGTGCGTCAGGCGCAGGACTACACGCAGAAGACCCAGCAGTTGTCCGCCCAGGCGCGCCAGCTACAGGCGCAGCAGCAGGCGCTTGCCGCCGCCCTGCCGCTGATCCAGCCCGAGATTGAGGCGCTGCAACGCCGGCTGGCCGAGGCGCCACGCCCCGACCCGCAACTGCGGCAGACCGACCCGGCGGCGTACTGGGACCAGTTGGCGACCTGGCAGGACGCCCAGATCGAGCACCAGCGCGTGCTGGCGATTCAGACGCATCAAGCCCAGGCGCGCGAGGCGGCGGTGGCCCAGGCCGTCGATCAGGCGAATCACGAGCTTGCCCAGAAATACCCGTTCTGGTCAGACCCGCAGCAAAGGCGGGAGATCCAGCAGGACATCATCAGTTGGGCCCGCACGCAGGGCTACACCGACCAGGAACTGCACGGCCTGACCAGCGCCAAATATCTTGAAACACTTTTCAAAGCCCACCTCTACGACAAGTATCAGACTCGCATTCGCCCCCAGGCGCCGCAGCCGAGCGTTGGGCACGCGCCAAGGGGCGCCGCGCCACCACCGCCGCCTGCCGCACGTGTCAGGGAGGCGTCCGAGGCGTTTGAGCAGCGGCCTTCAGTGAATAATGCCGCAGCACTGATCGGCGCCCGCCGAGCCGGAAGACCAAACGGGCATACGCAGTGGTGACCGAGGATTCCCCGGTCACCACCCGTTACTGCCCCGCCACGTCGTGCCGCGCCAAACCGCGCCGCGCCGCACGCTGCCATGCCACGTCTATGTTGCCCTAATGCATCTTTATCCGCAATGGACACACGCAGTGGTAACGCGCCAC